ATGGTCGTCTGAAGCTGAGGCTAATGCTATTAAAGCTGGCATTAAAGTTGGCGACAAAATTATCGAACAAAGAGTCGGAAGACCAGTTAACTGGATTATTGATTACAACAAACTTGGCCCCCCAAATTTATCAGGACAGTACGACTTTTATTACCAAGGGGAAACTCTTGGTGTAGACCTTGTTGGAGAGACTCTAGACGTTGCAGAAATGTGTGGCGTAGTAGAAAAAGGCGGAGCATGGTATACGGTTAATGGAGAAAGATTTCAGGGTAGGGCAAAGGCTGTACAATATTTAAGAGAAAATCCAGATGTTGTTACTAAATTAACTGAGGAAATAGATGCCAAATCTCAATGAGTTTTTAAATAAAAAACCAGAAAAGTTTAAGCCATACGAGCTTGAAAAACTTTCTGGTGTACGTGCATGTATTAAATGTGACGAAGACGTAAATGGTGCACTATGGGATCCAGTTGAATTGGTTATGTCATGGAGATGTTCAAAAGGCCATGAAACAACTTTTAAGGTTGGATAATGTCAGAAAGATCTGAAGTAAAAAGAGATGGCGCTAAGGCACAAAAGAATAGCGGAAGAGGAGATTATCAAAAGGGAGATGCTCAATGGAAGCAATTCCTGGTAGATTATAAAGAAGCTTCAAGATCTTTTACTTTAAATAAAGATGTTTGGGCAAAAATATGTACGGATACATTTAAAGTTAATAGAGATATGCACCCAGCTTTAAAGATTATTATAGGCGAAGATGCCAAGGTACGTCTTGGCATTATTGAGTGGTCGGTTTTAGAAGAGCTGATCAGGTTTTGGGAGGAAAATTATGATAAATAAAGATGACCTTAGATTAGTAAAATTACCTAATACACCACACATGCATGAATTGAATCAACAAATGTATGCTGCTAAAAATGCTAGAGAGCGTGAAGCTGTGTTTACAAAGATGCAGAACTACTTTGATAAAATTGGGTTCCCAGGAAAGGAACAAGAATGAAAGAAATTTTAATGACCACTATTACAGGAATGGGAGTTGGAATAGTATTTGCATTATTTAAACTTCCAGTTCCAGCACCACCAGTATTTGCTGGATTAATGGGAATATTTGGCTTATGGTTGGGATATGGGCTAGTTGGGAGATACTTCTAATGCTACAGTTTTTTTGGGGATTAGCAATAGGGCTTTCAATTGGATATCCAATGGGGCTATGGGCAATATGGTATACACATAAGGAAGTGAAGAAGCATGTCGGAAAATAAAGTAGAGTCTAAAAATACATTAGAAATTATAAGCGATATTACAGAATTTAATGATCTGCATGAGTTTATGAAAGATGAGCATCTAGATAAAGCCCTTGCAATTGTGGTAAAATTATTAATGAATCCAGATGTTCCTTCTGCTAAAGCTCCTCATTTAATTATGGAACTACAAGCAATGTCAACCAAATTTGCAGTACTTGCTTCTGTATATTCTACAATTGCAAAGGATAAAGCAGGTACAGAAAATAATAACAAAAAGAATATATATTATTCAGTAAAGGAGTCTATAGACAAACTTGTGGATGCCCTCAAGTATGTTGTTAGGTACAATTCATAATGGGAAGAGATATAGTAAAGAACTTAAAATTTAAAAAGCACACAGGTAAGTTCTTTGACCCAGAACGTTTTGCCGCATTGCTTGATGAGTCATATAGAAATACCAAACGTGCAGATGGAGAGATGACAAAAAAGTCATTTAGCCCAAGCTCCCTAGGTTATGGCCACGGAACTTGCCCACGATACTGGTATATGGCATTTAGTGGAGCAATGTTTATTGATGATAACGACGCAGTTGCTGTTGCTAACATGGCACAAGGAACTCAAGCTCATGAACGTTTACAGAATTTAATAAAAACAATGCCAGAGTGGAGATCAGAAGAAGAAGAAATAATTAATGAGTATCCACCAATTAGAGGCTTTATAGATTTAATTATGGAATACGATGGTGAAACTGTAATCGGTGAAATCAAAACAGCAAAGCAAGAAGTATGGGATACAAGGCAGTCAGAAATGAAATCTTCTGCCAACCATATGCTTCAATTGCTTACGTATATGAAATTAAAGAATGCAAAAGAAGGTTTCTTTTTGTATGAAAATAAAAATACCCAAGAAATACTTATCATACCAGTATCAATGAATGATAAAAACAAAAAAATAATTGAAGATGCCTTTATATGGATGCAAGAGGTTTGGGATAACTTTAAAGATGGTGATCTTCCAATGAAGCCAGCAGGAGTTACAAAATCAAAAATGCCGTGTACCTACTGTCCAATTAAAAAAGAATGTTATAGCAAAGAAACACCAGTTGGCACAGTTCAAATAGAATTGTTTGAGGTTCCAAAATTATGATATGTGGCAACAAAGAGTGTGCAAAAGACTTTGAGCCTAAAACTCATAATCAAAAATATTGTGGTGATGAATGCTGTAGAATTGCTACAAATAGAAGAATAATGGAAAAGTATTATGAAAAAAAAGCAATTAGAAATGGTGCATTTAGAGCATGTAAAAAATGTAATAATAAGTTAAGTAGATATAATCAAAGCAACTTATGTTCATCATGTGAAAAGAATATTAATGCTTCTAATAGAAAAAGTCTTATGGGTATGATAGATGAAATTAGCTGACCTAGTTAAGACCAAGGCCCACAGGGTTCTTGGTATAGATGCATCAACAAACTCAATAGCCTTTTGCCTAATGGAAAACGACCAGCCATTAAAATGGGGAAAGATTGATCTGTTTGGTATGGATATTTACGAAAAAATATATGATGCAAAAAAGAAAATGGCACTAATGCTTGATGAACTTAAGTCAGATTATATAGTTGTTGAAGGAGCAATATTAGTTAGGTCTCCAGATGCTGTAATTAAATTATCTTATGTGTATGGAGTTGTGATTGCAGAACTTATGTCTACTGGAGCAAAAGTAATAACAATTTCGCCAACAGCATGGCAAGCACATATAGGGAATAAAAATCCAACAAAGTTTGAAAAAGATGAAATTAGATTTAAGAACCCAGGATACGCTGACTCATGGTATAAAAATAAACTACGTGCAATGAGAAAACAAAGGACAGTAGACTATTTTAATACAAAGTATAATTTAGAGTTGGATGACTTTGATGTGGCAGATGCATTTGGCATAGCACATTATTCTAATACGGTGCTAACAGAACGATGAAATTTTATCAGAGCAAAGACTGGCTATATAGAAGATATATAGTTCAAAAAAAGACAGTTACTGAAATTGCGGCTGAATGTAATGTTTCTGCAATGACAATACAGAGATACCTAGAACAGTTTGGATTAATTAAAAAAAGATGAAGTTTTCACATAAAATATTTCATATTGACAGCAATGAAGAAAGATCACATCATGTAAAGTCTTTAAATGACTATATGACTATGTACTCTAAGTTGCTTCAAACTCCAACAATTAAGATATCCAATAAAGAAGAGTATGATTTATTTTTGTCTAACAATCCAACATTTCAGCCAGACCCATATGGATATTCATTACATGGAGAGCAGGGATGGAGATTTGGAGAAATAGGAATATGGGCCAGCAATTGGACAGCATGGAATAATTTTTTAAAAACTGATGCAGATTATCTAATCTTGATGGAAGATGATATAGTAGAGAACAGTAGTTTTATGGAAATAATTATAAACTATATTCAACAGCTTCCAGAAAATTGGGAAGCATTCCACGCTTTTGCACCAGCAGATCAATTTGGAAAGTATAATAGTATTCATGATGTTGGCGCTGATGATGTCTGTATTGCATATCAAGACTGGTCGTGCTTATGTTATATTATTACAAGAAAAGCGGCAGAAAAAATGATTGCTTATTCATCTAATTTTAATTTACCGCTAGACTGGTATATGTTTAGGCAAAAACATATATTTAATGTATATACAATAAAACCATCTTCTGAATTTCCATGCACATTGCTTCCAACAGAATCAACATTTCAAACTACACAGAAAAGAGAAGTCATATGATACCAAAGACTATTTGGCAAACATATAAAGATCCTTATGATCAATTAACAATGTATATGCATGATGCTATAAATAGCTGGAGATTATTAAATCCAGAATACGAGCATAGATATATGGACGACAAGCAAGCAGCAGACTTTGTTTTAAAGGAATATGGCCAAGAGTGGTATGAAATATTTGTTGGATTGCCAGTTGGCGTAATGCGTGGAGACTTGTGGCGATATATGGTTATATATAAATACGGTGGGGTCTATGCAGATCTAGATACTGAATGCTTAGAACCAATTTCCACATGGATGATGGAAGATAAAGAATTTATTGTATGCCCAGAAACAGATATACATTTTTGTCAATGGACATTTGCGGCAACTGCAAATCATCCTATATTAAAATCAGTATTAGATTTAATTAAAGATAGATTACTAAATCCAGAATACGGAACACCTCATTTTGTGCATAGTCATACTGGTCCAGCAATATGGACGGCAGGAATTAATAATGTATTAGGAACATCTATAACAAATCTAATAGAAGAGTCAGACTTGTTAAACTCATCAGATAATGCTAAACTATATAACTTCCACTGTTACGGAAAAGAACAGTGGCGCATATTTCATTTTGAATCTGTAAAACATATTTATGGAAGTCAAAAATGGGATGATGGAAATTATGTACAATGGATTGAAGATCCAATAGTGAAAGGGACTAGGTAATGGCGGGATACCCAGAAAAAGATAAAGGTTATCAAATGTGGATAACTGATCTACAACTAATTGCAACAGATGCTCCATCAGGAACAAGGATTATTAATGAGTGTCTTGAAATTGCTGAGATGTTAATTAAAAAGAATATATCATACGGAGACTCAGCATTAAGTCCAATTCGTATATTTTCTCAGGCGGATAATCAAGAACAAATTAAAATTAGAATTGACGATAAGATAAATAGAATTAAAAATGGCTCAGGCTTTGCAGGAGATAATGATATTGACGATATGATTGGATATTTAATTCTTCTTAAAATAGCTAAAAAACTTGCTATTTCAGTCGACTAGAAGTATAATATAGTAATGAGCTCTGAAATAGATTTACCTCAACATATGGATAGAATGAATGCTGTAGTAGAAAAATTGCTACAAGGAAATTCTGCGACTCAAATTGCAACGCTTACAGGCTTTCAAAGAAAAGAAGTAATTGAATTAATTGATGAGTGGAAAAGCATAGTTCATAACGATAATACAATGAGGGATCGTGCTAAAGAAGCAATTAACGGGGCAGATCAACACTATGCAATGCTTATTAAAGAAGCCTGGAAGACCGTAGAAGATGCAGATACTTCTGGTCAGCTAGGCATTAAGTCTGGCGCCCTAAAGTTAATTGCAGATATTGAAACTAAAAGAATTGGAATGCTACAGTCAGTAGGCGTACTTGAAAATAATGAGTTGGCATCGCAAGTTGCAGAGGCGGAAAGAAAGCAAGAAATATTAGTAGGAATATTAAAAGAAGTAACTGCCACATGCCCTAAATGTAAAATGGATGTGGCTAAGAGACTGTCTCAAATTACTGGTATTGTTGAATCCGTTGTAATTGAGGAAGCTAGTGGAATTTGATTTCGGAGATTTAATTGATATACTCGACGGCGAAGAATTTGAAGAAAAGCCAGTTGATCTAAGAACCTTTGTTCAAAGTCCAAACTATTTAGGTCTACCGCCTTTATCTGAATATCAGTACACACTTATTGAAAAAAGTTCTCAGATCTATAAAGAGTCCACTCTAATTAAGCTTTTTGGTGAAGAAGAGGGCAGAAGAATGTTTAAACAAACTGCCAACGAAGTTGTTGCTCAATTAGGAAAAGGATCTGGTAAAGATTACTGCTCTACAATTTCTGTAGCATATATTGTATATTTATTGTTATGCCTAAAAGATCCAGCCACATATTATGGGAAGCCACCTGGAGACTCAATTGATATTATTAACATTGCAATTAACTCACAGCAGGCAAATAACGTATTCTTTAAGGGTTTTAAGACACGAATAGACAAATCTCCATGGTTTGTTGGCAAGTATGATCCAAAAGCATCTGAGATTAAATTTGATAAGGCTATAACAGTACACTCTGGTCACTCAGAACGTGAAGCTTGGGAAGGATATAACGTTATTGTTATTATTCTTGATGAAATCTCAGGTTTTGCTACAGAAAATACTACTGGTCATGAACAGGCAAAAACTGGCGGTGCTATATATGACATGTATAGGGCATCAGTAGATTCACGTTTCCCAGACTTTGGTAAAGTTATTTTACTTTCATTTCCTAGATATAAAAACGATTATATTCAACAGAGATATGATGACGTTGTAGCAGAAAAAGAAACAGTTATTCGCACACACCATTTTAAATTAGACGATGACCTTCCAGACGGGACTGAAGGAAATGAGTTTGATATTGAATGGGAAGAAGATCATATTCTTTCTTATAAATATCCAAAGATGTATGCGCTTAAAAGACCCACATGGGAAGTAAATCCTGTAAGAAAAATTGATGACTTCAAAGTTGCATTCTATAAGAATTCAGTAGACGCTCTAGGTAGATTTGCATGTATGCCATCAGACGCAGTAGATGCATTTTTTAAATCCAGAGAAAAAGTTGAAAAGTCTTTTAATGTTGGTTCATTAGCAGTTGATCAATTTGGAAGATTAGAAGAATGGTTTAAGCCAGATCCAGATAAAAAATATTATATACACGTCGACTTGGCACAAAAGCATGACCACTGTGCTGTATCCATGGCCCATGTAGATAGATGGGTAAATGTTAAAATAACAAATGAATATTCTCAACCAGCACCAATCGTAAGCGTTGATGCTGTTAGATATTGGACGCCTACTCCAGATAAATCTGTTGACTTTACAGAAGTAAAAGATTACATACTTTCGCTAAGAAGCCGTGGCTTTAATATTGGAGTCTGTACTTTTGACCGATGGAACTCACACGACATGATGCAACAACTAAAACAATATGGCATTAATACTGAAATATTATCAGTTGCTAAAAAACATTATGACGATATGGCAATGGTTATTTTGGAAGAAAGATTAAATGGTCCGCACATACCTTTATTAATTGATGAACTACTTCAATTAAAAATTATGCGTGACAAAGTGGATCACCCAAGAAAAGGGTCTAAAGACTTAGCTGACGCTGTTTGTGGTTCAGTATTTAATTCAATTAGCAGAACAAGACCAAATAGAAATGAAGAAATCAATATTCATACTTATGAATCAATGGTAGATGATAATAGTTTAGAACAGCCTAGCGAAGAAGAGCATGTTCAAAACATGATAAGGGCACCAAGAATGCCAGAACAGCTAAAAGACTCAATAGAAAGCATGCAGGTAATATGAGCGTATATCAAGAGAGAGCAAAAGAATGTAAGTGCTGTGGAAAGCATGTACCACTTCCAACTGTATTAAAAGAATACTATGGAACTGTGTTGTGCCCCACTACGTTTGCAAATGTAATTGAATACAAGAGACTATGGAAATCACTTGGAGTAAGGCCGCAGGGTAGCATTAGAAAACATTTCTCAGACTACGTACAACAATTGGTTGAAACGACCATTGACAAAAATGAAGATGGAACGTTATAATGTATCAACTCGGACCAGTAGCCAAGTTGGTTAAGGCCCCGAACTCATAATTCGGCTATCGTAGGTTCAAGTCCTACCTGGTCTACAGAAAGGTTAAAAAAAATGGATGATTACGAAAATAGAATGTATGAGTACATTCAAAGCGGTGCCATTGAAGTTTCAGGTATAGATGAAACTGGAGAGTTTATTTTTCAGATAACAGAAAAAGCTAAAGATATAGCTCCAGATCTATGGGAAGCCCATGAAGAACACTTAAATAAAACATTTTTAGAGTTGTTTGATAGAGGATTAGTAAACATATCATATAACGAAGACCTGGAAGCAACATTTGAATTAACCGAAGAAGGTAAAAAAGTAGCTAAAGAGCACGGCTTGATTCAGATGGATGACGATATTTAATATACTGCCTCTGTAGTTCAGTGGATAGAACAATGGACTTCTAAGCCATGTGTCGCAAGTTCGATTCTTGCCAGGGGCACTAGCGAAAATCAATAATGCTATAATTGATAATATATATTATTTTAGGGGGTAGAAAATGCCTTGGCAAATCAAACAAGGAACTGCTGGTTGTAAAGGCTATGCGGTAGTAAAAGAAACAGGCGAACTAGTAGGATGTCATCCAAGCAAGTCAAGAGCAACAGCACACCTAAGAGCATTGTATGCATCTGAAGCAGATAGTAAAAAAATTAAAAAATCAATTTTAAAAGGAGATAAATAATGTCAGCAGAAAAAGGTACTGCAGCAGCAATTATTGAAATTGCAAAAAAAGAAGTAGGAACTATTGAAGGTCCAAAAGATAATGAAACAAAATACGGTGCATTTACTAAGGCTAACTACTTAGCTTGGTGCGGATCGTTTGTAAATTGGTGTGCTCATCAAGCAGGCGTGAAGATACCTAATACTGTTTCAACAGTTGCAGGAGCCGCAGCATTTAAAAAAATGGGAACATGGTTTGAAGCAGATTGTGGACAGTCACCGCAGCCAGGAGATATCCTGTATTTTGATTTTCCAGGAGATGGTGTCGATAGAATTTCTCACGTAGGAATTTGCTCTGGAATTGAATCAGATGGAGTTGTTAGCACTATTGAAGGAAATACTTCATCAAAGAAAAAGGGAAGCCAAAGAAATGGCGGAGAAGTTTGTTTACAGACAAGAGCTTATAAGCCAAACAAAGCTAAGGTTCTTGTAAGTATTGTTGGTTGGGGTCGTCCAAATTACAAAGGTAATGAAGTAAAGGCAAAAGTTCCAGCACAAGAAGCACCAGCATTCCCAGGAACAATAAAGCCAGGGAATAAAGGCGAAGGTGTTAAAGTAATTCAACGAGCTTTAGGTTTAATGGCTGACGGAGACTACGGACAGATAACTAAAAAAGCAGTTATTTCATTTCAAGATAATCATGACAATTTAGATTCAAACGGAATTGTCGGTCCAAAAACTTGGGCAGAATTAATAAAGTTTTTATAATGTTTGAATACTATGTAAAAAAAGTAACTAATGTTGTTGATGGAGATACAATAGATGTAGATATAGATCTAGGTTTTGACATATCTTTTAGCTCAAGAGTTAGACTGGCTGGAATAGATACTCCAGAAAGCAGAACATCTGATAAGGCAGAAAAGATTTTAGGACTTGAATCAAAAGAATACTTAAAGTCAAAAATTAAAGATGCAAAAAGCGTAGTAATTAAAACTGAAAAAATGGATAGTTCAGAAAAATACGGAAGAATATTGGGATGGGTATATTTAGACGGATCAAGTGTATCCATAAATGAACAGATGATATCCGAGGGCTATGCTTGGGGTTACATGGGAGAAACCAAGATAAAAGACTTTGAAGTATTAGCAAAAATTAGAGCAAAAGCAAAAAAATAGTTGTAATCTTAGTTCTCTAAATGGTATAATAATATGGCTACCTGCCAAATGGGGGTAGCCAAATTACTTGCTTAAAAGGAGAAATAAAATGGTAACAAACTTTGCTATGGATCTTTTTAGAGATCCATTTTTTATTGGCTTTAATAGAGAATTGGCTAGAATGGCAGACGTGCATCAAAATTCAGTACGTCAAACATATCCACCATATGATGTATTAAAGTTAGATGAAGATACATTCCAAGTATCACTTGCAGTCGCAGGATTCTCAAAGAATGATATTGAGCTTTCAGTTGATGAAGGAACTCTTAAAATTGTTGGAGAAATCGTAGAAGTAACAGATGCAGAAGTTATTCATAAAGGAATTGCTTCTCGTAAGTTCACACGATCATTTGCATTGGGTGAATACATGGAAGTATCAGGGGCAACTCTTAAGGACGGAATGCTAATTGTCAACGTAGTTCGTAACGTGCCTGAAGAGAAAAAGCCTAGAGTTATTAAAATCAAATAATCTTCGATTCGCTACCGAAGGAGACCTGAGCAAGTCTTCAAAAGGCTCACTTAACAAAGGATAAATATGCCAGTATATGAATACAAATGTTCTGAAGATGATGCACATGCAATACTATCTGTAACAAGATCGATTACTGATTCTGATCCAGGATACATATGTGAAGAATGTGAATCAAAGATGACAAGACACTTCTCACCGTTTGGCATTCAGTTTAAAGGTACTGGCTTTTATAAAACAGACAATCCAAAGTAGTTAACTATAATAAATTAATAACATTTTAGTGTTATAATTATCAATGTTGTTACAAAATTTGTATCACATTGGAGGGTCAGTAGTTGACCAGAAAGACAAAAGCTTTACTTTTTACCCTAGTTATATTAGGTTGGCTATCAGTTTCAACTTTAGATTATGCTTATGCTGAAGATACATTAGAACAGTCAGTCATAATTGCTTTAGGAACCGCTACAACACAAGTTCAGGAAGCAGAAGTAGCAGCAGGTGCAGTTGCAACATTAGTACCAACTGCAATAACAGAAGCTCAACAGGCTCAGCAGGCCTCTGTAGCAGTAGGCACACAGGTATCAACAGCAAATGCGGCGGTAAATACAGTAAATAATGCCATAACTGTTGTAACAAATGCTACTGGAGTAGATCAAAGTTCCACAGTTATTATTGATGCTAAAAATACAGTAACAAATGCTCAAACAGCAATTGATGCAATATCAACTGTTATAGCACAATCAGAGTTATTAGAAGCAAATACAGCAAAGGCAGCAGTTACAACTGCAATTTCTACAGCTGCAACAGAATTTTCACAGGCTAATCAATCAATATCTAATGCACAAGATGCAATTAATGCATTGCAGGCTACAATTGCCACTGTTAGAGATGTTCTTCAAGGCGTGGATGACGTTGGCATTCAAATGATATTGCCATTTAGCATGCAGATGGGCGGAGTAACATATAACTCTATTTATGTTGGATCCAATGCAACCATTACTTTTGGAACAAATGAGGGTCAAGTTTATTGGGATACTCCAAATGCTCCATCTGTTTCAGTAGGAGGAATGGATTGGACAACATGGAGTTATGGATCTGGAATTACATACGCCACAACATCCAATAGCCTGGACATTGCTTGGGATCTTCGTGCCTATCCTACAACAGATGCTTCAATACAATTAACACAATTAAGATTAAATGCAGATGTTAATCCAACAACTGGTGCCTGGATAGCAACTGTATCTGGAGTTGGACCCCATGTAGATACTACAAGATGGAATTATAGACAAACTGCTGGTGGAGCAATTACACAAATTCAAGATCAAGATACTGTCGGAATAAATGAATTTCAAGGAAATATAGGTCAAGGAACTTATACTGTTCCAGCAACTACTACAGACAATTCAGCAATTCAAGCTACAGTAGATTCAGCAAATGCTCAATTAGCAGCCCTTAATCAAAGAATTACAACTGTGGTTGTTATTAATAACAGCAATCAACAGTTAGCAAATACCATACCATCTACTTCTACAATTCAGAATGGTATTAATTTAGCTAATACAACAAAAACAAATTTACAAAGTACGCTTAACAATAAAGCAACAATTTTGATTTCTACAATAAATTCTAATATTCCAACACCAGCACCAATACTTGCAGAGCCAGTTATTAATGGATCTGTAGTAACAATTGCAGCAGAATTGCCTCAAGGATACGAGCCAAACACTTGGTATTATCAAGTTATTACAGAAGACCCAAATGCAGAAAACCCTTATGCTGGACAAACTTTAAATACAAATGGTGCAACAGATACAATTGAACTAACTGGTTTAACAGAAGGTGCAACATATATTATTAGAGTTGCTAATTGGTCTGGACCAGTTAGTGAATATACAGAAACCCACCTGCAGAAGAACCACCTGCTGAAGAACCACCAGCAGAAGAACCACCTGCTGAAGAACCACCAGCAGAAGAACCACCAGCTGAAGAACCACCAGCTGAAGAACCACCTGCAGAAGAACCACCTGCAGAAGAACCACCAGCAGAAGAACCACCAGCTGAAGAAATGTCTGTAGAAGAAATAGTTGAAGTGGTTGAAAATCTTATTGCAGACGGAAACCTAACAGCAGCCGATACAGAGGCAGTACTTGAAGCTTTATCTGCAGATGGAGAAATTACTTCTGAAGAAGTAAACAATTTATCAGATGCATTAACTGAAGACGGCACATTCACACTTGCAGAAAAAGAATTAGTTGCAGATGCGTTAGTTTCAGCAGCAGAAGGATCTCCAGTAACAGCATCAGATATAGCAGCTGCTGGTCTAGAATATAGAGACCTTCCACCTCAAATTCCAGTTGAAGTAAGAGAAGATTTAAACGGTAATCCAGTTGTTATTACAGCTGAGGTAGCGTCAGCATTATTAACACTAGAGTCACCAGCGGCACTTGTGGGTGCAATTACTGGATGTTTTGATCCAGATGAGGCAATTGAAGGTTTAACAGAAGAGCAGAAATGTGAAGTGCTACTAGCTTTATCTAGCATTGGTGCAGATATGTCGCAACAAGAAAGACAAAAGGCAAAAGAAGTTTTAGTTGCTGCGGTTTTGGTTGGACAAATAATTGTTGGTAGTGCAATGATAAGGAGGAAATAATGAACTGGTTAAAGAAAAGAATAATGGCTATGCTTAGCGAAAACTTTACATTCTTAGGATTTTTTGTAGCCTGGGTAGTCCTAGAAGGAAGCGCTAAAGTAGTAGTTGGATATATGACCCTTCTCTCAGTTGCCATATGGTTTTTGACCATAGGTATACGTGAAAAAGCAGAAAAAGACTCAGAATAAGGTATAATAGTCTTATATTAACAGGCAGTCCTGCCTGGGAAAAATGAGGATAATTATGAAATCTATTGGAAATATTTTATTAAGAATTGTAGCGGTATTTGCTGCAAGTGGCTTGGGAGTTATCGGTGCTGGTGCAGTTGCTGGAATTTCAGTAATGAAAGCAGTAACAGTTGCTGGGTTAACAGCAGTAGCGGCAGTAGTTGAAAAACTTGCTCGTGGATTTATGAACGACGGTAAACTAGATTTAAATGAAATAAACGCAGCTTTTGCATCAGTTGATACAAAAGCTAAAAGTGAAGCAGATTTAAAGGTTGAGGCTAATCAGTCAGGTCAAGATATTGTTATTTCAGCAGATGGCAAAAAAGCAAAGTCTGCAGATACAGACCCAGACTACAACTAAAAATGGTATACTAATATCATGAACACATATAGGGTTAAATTAGATGTAGAGGTAGAAGTTCAAGCCTTTAATCAACAAGATGCCGAAGATTATGTGCATGATATATTTAATGTTGATGACGAAATAAAAAGCGTTAGCATACTTAAGGTCAAGGAGAAATAAATGGCTAAAGAAGGATACAAACCAACATCTGGAATGCAATCTGCAGCACGTCGTGCTATTAAGTTAAAAGAGCAAGGCAAGGCTAAAGGAGCAGGTACAGCAGTTGGTTGGACACGTGCAGGACAACTTGCAAGAGGAGAAACTCTTAGTCTTTCTACTGTTAAAAGAATGTATTCATACTTTTCACGTCATGAAGTAGATAAAAAAGGAAAAGACTGGGACAACACAGAAAATCCATCTAACGGAAAAATTATGTGGTTAGCATGGGGCGGAGACGCAGGTTTTTCTTGGTCACGCAAAATTGTAGAACGGGAAAAGAATATGAAAAAATCAATGGATTCAAATGAATTAGTAGAAGAGATTAAGGACATGCTAGATGATGTTGTTAATCCAGCAGAAACAGTAGTTGAAATTGCAGATGATGAGGATGTATCAAAAGCCATTAGATCTGAAATTACAAAAGAGCAACTAGGCATGGTAGTAGAACATTTAATGGAAGCAATTGAGTCTATGATTGAAGTTCCAGAAGAAGATGAAGAAGAGTCAGAAACAGAATCTCCAGAAATGGAAGTAACTCCAGCTAACCCTATGCCTATTGGTGATCCAGAAAAAAATGATGTTAATTGGCCAGTATCAAAATCTGCAGACGAATCAGATTATGAGTCAGACAACGAAGAAGAAGATAAATGGGACAATATGCAAAAAGCATGCTGGACAGGATATACTCAAAGAGGAATGAAAGAAAAAGACGGTAGAATGGTTCCAAATTGTGTTCCTGTTGAAAAGGCAGAAGATTTATCAGAAGCAGATCAAGTTAAAAAATCAAAGTGGGGCAATATGTTTGACCCAAATTCTTTTAATAAAAGAACATTTTAAATATCTATTGACAGAGCCGCAGCAAAACATGTATAATTATACATATGCTGCGGTTTTGCATATTGGGGATTAGCTCAGCGGCAGAGCGGGAAGCTGTTAACTTCTAGGTCATTGGTTCGAATCCAGTATTCCCAGCGTATGCCCGAATGGTGGAATAGGTATACACGACAGACTTAAAATTTGTTGCTTCACAGCATGTCGGTTCAAGTCCGACTTCGGGTACTAGATAGGAAATGAAATGCTTAATCTAACATTAAAAGGTGTAGAAGTTTTTATAGAAAAGTTTAAATCTAAAAATGAAGAACCTTTCTGGAATAACTATGATTTAGTTATTTGGAAAAAAGATATCGGCGGCTACACAAGCATTAAGGGCTTGTTTAGAAAAGATCAATGGGGTACTGCAGAAACAATTTCTGTAGACGATAAAGGAATCTGGAAGTTGCCGATAAAATATGTCAAGCATTTTAAGTGATCTTGGAATAGATAAAGATGAGTTTGATTGGTATGACTTAGCAATATGTAGAGGTATGGACACCAATCTATTTTTTGACAAATATGAAACAGATATTAATATCGCAAAAAATATTGATGAGGCATGCATGAGCTGCCCAGTATCTAAAATGTGTTATGAAGTAGGCGTAGAAAATGATGAGTATGGAGTTTGGGGCGGAGTTTATTTAAGTTCTGGATCACCAGACAATGGTAAAAACATACATAAAACACCAGAAGTATGGAAAAGGATTAAAAAACAAAATGGAAAATAATCATTTTAAATATGGTGTAAATGAATGGACTGGGGAACCAAACAAACCAGTTTTTTATACAAAAGATATGGCATTAAAAATAAGAGAGCTAAAAAAGCCTGTATACGATCTAATGGTTGATATAGTACAGTATCCAGAATTTCTTGCAATTAGATTATATGAGGATAACTTTATCCAATACGATGGTGTAAAAAAAGAAATGGTTATAGATTACGTCAATAAAGTAAAGAAATTAATTGAATCATATGGTGTAAGATGCGAACTGGAAGGTCAACCAAGTGAAAGAATACTATGACAGAATAGCTATTGTATATATTCATGACTTGAAAATATACGGTACAGTAGAGAAACTCGGAGTCTACGGATCTGTGGTAAAATATAAGCAGGAAGAAAAAGAAGTAGAAGAGCTATTAAATAATGAAGATTTCGTTATTGTAGACGAAATTGTATTTGAGCATATTGAGGAAGATAAATAATGGAAAAGATCTTGTGCTATTGCTGCAATAAGACAAAAAATCAATTGAGCGTAAAGCGATCAAGTTTGCTACCAATTAGCCTATTAATGTGTGAGACATGCATTACTTCTAAGTTTGAGCCTAGATGGGTAGTAATATTGGCTGGCAGACAAAATGGGTCTGAGGCAGTAAGAGAATTTGTATTAAAGAAGAGATATTCTGGAAATGACATATCTGCTTCTGAGCTCCTAATTTAATTAATTATACGATATAATTAGTTAATAATGACTAATTTATCCGTAATTATACTTACGCTGTTATCTGCATTTTTTAGCGGATTCTCAGTAACTTTATTTACATCTATTCAAGAAAAGAAAAAAGATAAAATAAGGCAGGCAGAGCGTGAGCAGGATAACCTTAAAATAGAATTAAAAGATCTTGAGATTAAACTGTATAGGCTGGAAAAAGATCTAAACGAATGGAAAGATAAGTATTATTCTGCTATTCAGGAATTAATAAGTGTACGCTCAGAACTAGAAGAAACACTTATTAAGTTATCTTTAATTCATATTGCCCACGAAGAATAGACCTTCGAATTTATATTTAGTATACTAGGATTATGACCTGTATAGTTGCAATAGCTCAAAATGGGACCGTATACATGGGTTCCGATCATGCTGCATCTGATGAAAAAAGCGGATGGATAATTTCACGTAAAGAGCCAAAGGTATTTAAAGTTGGTCAATACGGCATTGCTTTTACAGATAGTTTTAGAATGGGACAAATTCTTCAGTATGCATGGAAGCCACCAGTCTACACACCAACAAAAACAAATGCTGGATTAGATAAATTTATGAGAACTAAATTTATAGACTCAGTTAAAGATGCATTCAGAGGGCAAGGTTTTGGAAGCGTGTCTAATCCTGGTCAAGAGGATGAGGGTGGAATTTTTATTGTAGGCGTATGTGGAAGAATATTTACCATTGACGATGACTTTCATGTTGGAGAAAATGTAGTTAATTATATGGCAGAAGGAAGCGGTGGCATGTTTGCACTAGGAGCTTTACACGCAACCAAAAATCTAAAAAATCCTAAAATACGCATGAAGATGGCTTTAGAGGCTGCAACAGAGTTTTCAATGAGCGTAGCCCCACCATTTACATATATTCAAGTTTAGAGTATAATTGGTATATGAAACTATTCAAAGTATTTTCTTTTATCACAGCAACGTTGCTAGGCATAGGTGTCGTTAGAACTGTTTTGGATAAGTATAAGCTTGGATTCTACTATATTGATAAAGAAGAAGAAAAAGAATTATTAGAAGAATTGCAGCACTTAGAAGAGAATGCATTAGATTTAAGAGGAACTCCAACCCACGAGTGTGTTTGTGGATCCAGAGTTTGGAATCTTGTAGTATCTTTTGAAGACTACGAAATATCTAACTACCTTCTTGAAATGGAATGCGCTCAATGCGGCAGTTGGGCGACAGCACCTACACCACTAGACAGAGAGAATATGGAATGATTAATTCTAAAAGAATTAAAGAAATAGAACAAAGATTATTTGAAATTGAAGCAACACTTGGGCTAATGGAAATTTATGTCCGTGACATAATGGAAGCAAACGGAATTAAGCCTAACCTAGATGCCGATAAATGGTATCAAAAATAGCTATTGACAACCTGTAAATATTTAGTAGAATAGCAGTATGAATAAAAAAATATCAGCAGCTTTTATTGCTGCAATCCTAATCATACCAACAACAGCTAATGCTGCACTTAAAACTGAGGTTAATGTTTCAAAGCCAACAGTTGTAGTAATTGACACTGGCTTAGATACATCTATCCCAATGTTCTCTGGAAGAATTGCACAAGAAGTTTGCATTCTTGACTGGAACACATGTCCAAATGGCAAAAACTTTATGGAAGGCCCTGGAGCATCTGTAATCCCATCAAAGTTTATTAATAAAAACGGATTCGATCATGGAACACAAATGACTTCGATCCTACTTGGTAATAATTCAGATATCAATGTTGTTTTTATTAGAATTGTTGGAAATACTGCAACTGGAAGCCGACAAATCATAACAGAATTGCCTATAGTTAATGCATTAAACTGGGCATTTAATAATAAAGATAAATATAATGTTCAAGCAGTTACAATGTCTCAGGGAAACCACAATCTATTTCCAGGAAAAGATTACTGCCCTAAAACAGTATCAACACAAAATCAGATTAAACGATTAATTTCTGTAGGAATCCCTACATTTTTACCAGCAGGAAACGGTAGAGACTATAAGCGAATTGATTGGCCTGCATGTATAGATGACTCAGTTTCAATTGGAGCAGCAACAGATTATGATGAGATTCCAATTTGGGCAAACGTTGATGTGTTAAAGACAGATTTCTATGCTCTAGGTCAATGGGATGCCACAATTCCAGGAAACGAAATTAAATCTGCAGTAGGAAGTTCAGTATCAGTTCAAATTGCTGCTGCTAAATGGCTAGAAATTAAAAAGAATAAGCCTAACCTATCTTATTCAGATATTTATAACTTAATGTCTAAAACATCAACTGTAATTGCAAATCCAACAGGATTGACTGGAAAACTTATGAATGTTACGGCAGCACTAAATGGCTAACATGACAGTCCTAGAAGGAATCATTGAAGACGTTGCAACAGAGTTGTATCAAAAATGGTATAACGCAATTGCAATTGAAGATAGAACAGAAGAATATTCTAAGGCATTAGGACTTAATGCACACGAGACAACATTCTTTGTAATTCAGTCTTTCATGAATAAGTTCAATGAAGCAGCAGAAGAACTAAAGGATAAATAAATTGATTATTACAGACGACATATTTGACGATGCTGTAAGCAATAATTCATTAATTCTGATAGATTTTTGGGCAGACTGGTGCGGTCCATGTAAAAAACTTTCTCCAATACTAGATGAGATCTCAAATGAGACAAATCTACTGGTTGGTAAGTTAAATGTTGATGAGAATCTAAAAAAATCTTCAGAATTCTCTGTATCTTCCATACCAACTATGGTATTATTTAAGGATGGCCTTCCAGTAAAAACTATTATTGGTGCTATGCCAAAACATAAGTTGCTAGAGGAGCTTTCAGAATGGATTTAGATCCAGACGAAGGATACATTAACCACGTAGAGTTTGAAATATGGCTCAAGAACGGTTACGACAGAGGTTGGGTTTCAGACGTATTTTGTAATACACACGATGCTCCACCAATGTCAGAAGAAGAAATGCAAGAATGGGATGAAGGTGGAGACCCATGTAGTTTCCATGTTAGAGTCCTAGAGTTAGATTAAATTTCTGTGCTCAATATAGAGGCAGATTAAAAAGAGGAGAAATAAATAAATGAAGTCATTTAAGAAACTATCAATTGCTACTGCTGCAGCGCTAGCAATTGCAACAACTGTTTCTGTGTTGCCAGCAAATGCTGCAACAACACTTACAGTTAACTCAGTTGCAGCCGTAGGTGGAACAACATCAGTTGCTCCAGTTACAATTCCAGTGCCAGATCAGAACAATGTTCTAGCATCTAAAGCATTGTCAATTGTAGTAGACACGCTTGCTAACAATACAGTTGTAACAGCATCTGCTACAAATGGAAAGATTTTAACAACAATTGGAACAGCGTTAGCTCCAGTTGCTGCATCAGCAGGATCTTCAACAGCATCTGTTAATACAGGTAGTGGAGCTACTGCTACATTTTATGTATTTACAACATCAACAACTCCTGGATCTGTAGTAGTTACAGTTGGCGGAACATCAACTACATACTATTTCCAAGGTGGTGCTGGAGCCCTTAATGCAATCACATTAACAACTCCAGACACAGCAGCTTCTGGAACAACACAGAAGGTAACACTTGCTGGATATGACGTGTTTGGTAATGCAGTTTCAGGTGCTGCAATTAGCCTACAGGTTATTACATCATCACTTTCAGTTACTACAGCATATACAATGGAAACAGCAACAACTTCAACAGCAGTTCTTGGAACAAAGTCTGTTGATGTAGCAGTTCCAACATCTGGAAGCTTAACACTTGTTGCAACAGCAACTGTTGCTGGAGCAGTCTCAGGACTAGCATCTCCAGTTGGTGTTGCAGTTAAGACAGTATCAATTCGTGATCTTGCAACAGAATTATCTTCTGTACAGTCACAATTAGTTGCGGCAAAAGCTGAACTAGTAGCAGAAAAAGCTGCACATGAAGCAACAAAGGCAGCGGCTGCATCTGCAGCAGCAACAGCTAAAGCAGCTTCCGACAAATCAATTGCTGATCTTAAGAAGGCATACAATGCACTAATTAAGAAATGGAATGCAAAAAATCCAAAGGCAAAGGTTACTTTAGTTAAGTAATTAATGTTTAGTTGAGGGGCGAGATTTTTCTCGCCCCTCTCTATGTTAAAGAATAGGAATAAAATGGGAAAGCATCACGACAAAATTGCAAAAGCTTTAGAGCAGAGAATTGCCGCTACTCCAGGTGGGGCGGGATATAAAAAGCCAGGATCAATGAATAAAAAGAAAACTGGCTATAGAGGTCAAAAGGCCAAGGGTCCAAAGTAAACAAGTAAATGCTATAATAGTTTTATGGATGGCTTCTAGAACCATCTAAATTGACAACCTATAGGAGAAACAAAATGACAAACGGAATTAACACAGACGGCTTTTCAGCTACTGGAGAACAATCAGGATCAAATACAATTGATGCAAATTACGCTTCAAATCCAGGATCAGCTTTCCCAGCACAAGATAAGTCTTCACAAGGCAACGCTGGACTAACAAACAAAATGGTTCACACTGCAGCAGAAACATCAGCATTCGGTACAGGTAATTAATTATGTGTGCAATGTGTGGATGCAATTCAGAAGCATTCATGGGCGTAGAAATGCCTAATCAGAATGTTTATGATGTGGGTCCAGGACAGCTTCCTTCACCAGAAATGTTCGGAACAGACTCAATCAATACTCTTGGAACAGAAACTGAAGAAAAATCTATGGGGAAGGATACGTACTAATGTCCGATGACGGAACAGGTATGACACCTCCTCCAAATCCAACTGCTTCAGGAGCAGTTACTAGTTCAGAAGCAACCAGAAAATATCCTAAACAAGGATTAAGAACTGGTCTTAAGGTAGACAGAAATAAACATGGTATTCGTAGAGAAACAAGTTTAGGACCAAAGCCACCTAAGAAAACTGGACGAAAGAAAGTATAATTTTATACATAAAGAGACCCTGTACAAACGTACGGGGTTTCTTTATCTAAGGAGAATTATGGATTGCGTAGAGCAACAAGGCAGTAGCTGGAATCAAGGCGGAATCATAACAGATACATTTCCAGTATTTAAAACAGTAGATACAGCAGTAGACCGAATAGAATTTGACCTTGACTTCATCTTCTAGGCATTTAAATAAAGATTGGTTATATGACCAATATGTAGTACAAGAAAGATCCGTTTTACAAATAGCAGAAGACTGTAAAGTGACAAGGGAGTCAATCATTTTCTCCCTTGACAAATTTGGTATATATAGAAATTGGCGAAGACCGAATATTGGAGGCAAAAAATGAGTGCACATGATTCAATCAGACCACAGCATTATAGGCATGAGGACTGCTCATGCATGAAATGCGATCAGACTATTGACGTCGATCAGTAGATATTATATAATTAATAAATGACATACCCTAATTGGTTTCAGCAGGAAGCAGTAAAATTCTTTAATAATTACCTAAATGATTATAGAGATCAATCTAATCTAGAATTTCTTCAGATAGGAACCTATACTGGAGATGCTTCCGTATGGCTTCGTGAGAACGTTTTAACCAATCCAACATCCTATCTAACCGATGTGGATACATGGGAAGGCTCAGATGAGGCGGTGCATAAAGAATGGGACTGGCAGAGCGTAGAGCAGGTATATGATGAAAAGGTTGCTAAGTACTCTAATGTAATTAAACATAAGTCTAAGTCAGTTGATTTCTTTACTTTTACAGATAAACAATATGACTTTATTTACATAGACGGAGACCATACTGAAGATGCTGTTTATTTAGATGCATGTCTAGCTTGGCCTCTGTTAAAGTCTGGCGGAATAATGGCATTTGATGACTACCATTGGAATCATGAATCAGGACTAGACTCTATGAGACCAGGACCAGCAATTGATAGATTTGTTAAAGAGAATAAAGACCAGCTAGAAATTCTAGGATTTGGTTGGCAGTACTGGATCAAAAAGAAATAGGGCGGGAAATGAAGATAGCACTAACAGTAATGTTATTCATTACAAGTGGCTCAGCATTATATTGGCAATATAGATATAACCAATTAAGGATGGCCTACTTTGATTTAATGGATGAAATGATTAATGAATTACACACAAAAGCAGTTGACTAGAATATATAGATTATATATAATAATACCCTAAGAGAAAGAATAAAAATGGCAAATCCAACAATTACATTAACAGGCAGAATGGGTCAAGATCCAGCACCAATTGGTTCAGGAATTAGACTACGCATTGCAACAAGTGAGCGAATCAAAGATGACGCTACTGGCAAATGGTCTGACGGACCAACTTCATGGTGGACTGTAAAGGTCTGGGGAAAGCTGGCGGAAGACTCAAAGGATATACTTAAGAAGGGTCAAGAAGTCACTGTAACAGGAAAGATCTACGAAGAGACATGGACAGACAATAACGGTATTGAGCGTATCTCATACGAAATCAAGGCGGACACAATGGCAGTCACCACTTGGTCATTGAATAAGAATCTCGTACCAGCAAATGCTGGCTGGGATATGGATTCAGTACAGAATCCCTTCTAATGATCAAACCAATTGGAAGTATGTTATTAGTAAGCAAGATTGAGGCTGGGGACAAGACCACTAAAACTGGTCTTGTTATCTCAGCAGCTTTCAGCGATCACGGTCCAAAGACTGGTACAGTCATTGATATGGGCGACGGTGAGTACAACTACAAAGGCGATTTGATCCCAATCAACGGGGTGGACATAGGCGATGTAGTCTACTACTCAGACCACAGTGGCATTGACATTGAGGATGAGGACGGCAGTAAATACTACCTAATTAATGTTAAAAATATCATAGCTAAGAAATCTTAATTATGTGGTCATGGGTATTGGCAGCAATAGGGGTTACAGGCATATTCCTGGTCGGTAGAAAAACTATCTGGGGATGGCTAATCCTATGCGTTAATGAATGCCTCTGGATAGCCTACGCCCTTGCAACAGATCAATATGGCTTCATAGCCATGGCCTTAGCATATGCAGCAGTATATATTAAATCTTACCTGCATTGGAAGAAAGAAGAATGAGTAAGTGAAAAAATTCGGCGGTAGAGAGGAACCTATTGAAATGGATCATATAGCAGCTAAACTATATAATGAGGGCGAAGGCTGGATAGGCTACACAATAGATGACTCTGGCAAATATTACTTTAATGATGTACCAGAGCCTACATTCTATGAAGCTTTTATTCAATTAAATAATATGGTGCCCAATTAGTGAAATTCGGCGGCGGTAGAGAACATTTGGATGATGAGCCTATAATAGGCTATGGCATCAATAAATGGAATGATGATGAAGATGATCATCCTACAATTACCCCATTTCTAGGAAGATATAGATAAATGGCGGGGGATCTGGTGAGATGCCTTATTTGTACTAGTAACAATACACTCTATATATACATAAACGACTATGAAGAGATATTCTTGCTATGTGGAGAATGTAGCGAAATTGCTAATGAATTAAAGCTATATACTCGCAAACATGTCATGTACGCCATTATAGCCTTGCTAACAAGGACAGAAATATAGCTATAAAATTAGACAAAAACGAGCAAAGACAGATCATTCCCGCCTAATTTAAAGTGTCTTAGAAAGCCTCTGAGAGGCTTTAAACACCATTTCTAGGCAACATCTTACATATGAATGACTATTAATTTAGATCTAAATACTATCTATTTGTAGATATAAGGATATATGTGTAATTGACCAAGCCCTCCATTTAGCCCCACATAATACCATTTTGCTCCACATTTGTCTATAGATGTATATAGAGCATATTTGGTAGGATTTGTCAAGCAATTTGTCGACAATTTCATCTTCAGGGGCATTTAAATATGCCCCGTAAACGGGGAAATTTGCCCCCAATTCTGATCAATTCTATATAGATTTGTCGACATTTATATATATATTATATTCATTTTATTATAATTTTCAGGGATTTTTATCATATGGTCGTAAATAGAAAATATGGCCCCCAATTTACCACACAAAAAATCCACATGTCGTGGATAACATGTGGATAATTTGGGCTAGTTATGTTTATTTAATCTAGCATGAGATGCTCGTATTCATATATCTCATTTAGTTAATATCTTTGTAGTCTTTATAGTTATCTTTGTTTTAGTAGTAACTATGGGACCACATAGGTTGTTATATCTTTCAAGATCCGCCCGTTTTTCTTTGGCTTGAGCTTTGTAGATCTTGTCCATCATCTTGATGGCAGGATTTGCTGGTTTACTCATTGTGGTAGTTTGATATTCTCTAACTTGTACTTCTTCTTGATAGACTTTAGGGTCTTGTTTAGTTCTTTAGCAACAAAGAGCCCTTCTGATGTCCGCCCTTGTTCCCACTCGACATCGTGTCTGATTTCTTGGGAACGAATAATTTGGGCGACCATTTCCATAATTCGGTCTAATGTATAGATAGGTTGGTTTGCTAGTAATCTACCAATGACTGCTGGATTAAACCAATGGTCTTCAGTAGCACTAGCAATTTGATTTGCTAATTTAGTTTCTGGTGTATTCATTGCTCCGCCTCTCTATCGTTTCATTTTACCAAAAGATGTGGGGAGAGTCAAGAACTGGAATCCTGGACCCTCCCCAACGTTATTTACTTAGCTGGCTTTTCAGCTG